ATGTCTGAGAAAACAAGTAAAAAATCTTTTTCAAGGAAGAAAAAAGTTTTATTAGTTGTAGCTGTTATTTTATTAGCCTTTGTCATAGGAATTGTAAGATACTTAACATTTTCTCTTCCAGCAGATGAAGAGGCAGTTGCTGCAATGGCATCAAAAAAGGATGTGATTGTAGAAGAGGTTGGAAATACTATTGTATTTAATCCTGTGAATGAAAAGACAAATATAGGTTATATTTATTATCCTGGTGGACAAGTTGATCCTAAAAGTTTTGCTTATGCAGCAGAAAAGATTGCAGAGAGCGGAATTAAGGTAGTGATACAGAAGATGCCTTTTAATTTGGCGTTTTTCGGTAAAGATAGAGCACTCGATGTTATTGATAGTTATCCTGAAATAGATAAATGGTATATTGGAGGATTTTCACTAGGTGGAGTTGCTGCAAGTATGGTGGCTTCTGATAATCCAGATAAGTTTGAAGGAATTATTTTATATGCAAGTTATACAACAAAGAAATATTCTTTGGCCAATACTGATTTAAAAGTACTTAGTTTATCAGGAAGTAATGATGGACTAGCTACACCAGAAAAAATTGAAGCAGGGAAAGATTTTTTACCAGCTAGTGCAAACTATATAGAAATACCTGGAGGAAATCATACACAGATGGCTGTTTATGGTGAAGGGAATTTACAAAAGGGTGATAATAAAGCTGGATTAAGCAGAATGGAGCAGCAGAATACTATAATAAAAGATACAGTTGAATTTATTAAGAATTAATTTTAGATGTCGATGTATTGGCTGTAGGTTTTTATTACAAAGATAAGAAGTGAAAAAGGTTCATACTTCCTTAGGGGATATGAACCTATACAAGACTAGTTTAAGATATAAATACTTCAGTCGTTCCAAGTATAATAATTCTGTATTGTGCTTTTAGTGGTAGTAATCTTTGCTTAGAGGAATCAGGCATCAATTTGATAAATTGTAGTATATTATCATGGTCATCAAAAAGTAATACAAAAGCATCTTTATCTTTTGAAGTATTTTGAATTTCATAGACCTTATTTAAATCAAGATTTAAATTGGATACATTATAGATTCCTTCTTTTATTAAATTACCTTGAACTGCTGGAGTTTTAATGCTAAAAGAATTAAATAATATACAAATAAAGACCAATGTTAACATAAATACTTTTTTCATTACACTCACTCCTTTCAATACTATAATTCACAAAGAGGAAAATATTATTCATAAAGCAGAATAGTATAACTGCGACTACAAACATATGTTCTTTCAAAAACAAAAATATATAGATGCACCTGCATCAATCTCTTTTAATCTTCTATATTAAATCTAACTTTTAGTAAAGGAAGAGGAATACTTTCACAACAAGCTATTTGCTCAAGGGTATATCCAGAATATACGGTTAGTATATCTGAAGGAATTAATAACCTTGCAGCAAAATAATTAGCTTGTTTTTCTAATTTATTAACAGAGTAGAAGGTGTTATTAATTAGAAAAGAAGTATTTGCATTAGGGTGGAAAATTGCATGCCCTAACTCATGACCACAGGTAAATAGTTGTTTTGAATATGATAAATCTTCATTTACATGTATCATTTTTTGTCTAACAAACTTGTTATAATACCCATTTATTAAGCCTAATGGCTCTTTTATAATAATTATGTTTTCTCCTTTAGCTATCTCAAAAGGATTATTAGTTTTATATTTTTTTACTAATTTCTCTATCTTATTATCTATATTATCTCTCAATATCCCACACCCCATTTATTTCTTATATTTATTGGGAGTAAATTTATTTTTAGCTATTTGCTTAGCTAATCTCATGGAGTTTTCTAAACTGATTCTAAGTAGTTCTTTAGTTTCTTCGTCAATAGGTTCACCATCGAACATTAATCCTGATTGATCACTTTGTAGTTGTTCTAGGGTTTGACTTAGAGCTTTGCTTATATCTTTTTGATCTTTATTATTTAATTCAGAGGTATAGTTAATATCCTTTTCGTCAGATAAAAGGTAATCAACTGTAATTCCAAAATAGCTTGCTAATTTTATTAATAGTTCTTTACTTGCTCCACGATCATTTCTTTCAATCATTCCTATTGTAGACTGAGATATCTTTAAATCATCAGCCAATTCTTTTTGGGTTAATTTCTTTTTTTGCCTTAAGGCTTTAATTTTATCACCTAACAATTTAATCACCTCTTGATTACATAATAACACTATATGTGATAAAATCAATAGTATTTTTAAGAAATATTATGAAAAATAGAGATAAAATACATTTAATCACTAAAAGTAATCAAAAATAGTACTATTAGTGATTAGAATATTATCACTTCAAGTGATAATATTGTTATATAAAGTAAGAGTGCTCTTAACATAATAAGATTATAAATAAAGGAGATAAATTATGGAACAAGTAATAAATTATGAGGAATTAATACAAAGAGCTGCCGAATTGGGAGCAAAACAAGCTATTAAAGAATATAAAGCCAAAGAGAGAGAAGAGAAAAAGGGAAAGGTATTTCATAATACACGTTTATTAATGAAGAGTTATAATGATTTAAAAAAACATTCTGATAAGGGAATAGATAGTTTAAAGTTTGCTTTAGATAATGGAGATTATAACGCTTTAAGTGAAGATGAGGTATATATATTATCAATTAAACAGAGCAAGGCTAAAACTTTAGTTATGATAGCTCATATAGATATAGCGCTAAAAGAGCTAAAGAAAAGACAAAAGTTAGCAGGAACTTCAGAGCAATATAAGGCACTAGAAATGTTTTATATAGATGAAGCGAGTTATACAGATATTCAAGACTACTTCAATTGCGGAATAAATACCCCAAGACGTTGGATAAATGAAATGATAAACCAATTAAGTGTGTTGTTATTTGGAGTTGATGGATTGAAGTTAGACATGGTGATGTAGTAGTAAAAAGTTGGAGTTTTAATAGTAATTAAGACAAGCTAAAATGATAGTATGAAGAAATGTATTTAAAACATAATAACTAGAAGGGAGCTTAGCTCTTATGATAGGTTAAAATGGACAAGGTGGTTTTGAACTGATCTTGTCTTTTTTATTACTCAGGTTTGGTTATATGATAGTAAAAAGCTGGAGTTTTAGTAGTAAATTAAAGATGTTAATATGATAGCATGAAGTAATTGTACTTAACAGTTACTTATAAGACTTAACTACTGCTAATATAATCATGTGTGGTTATATGGTGGTAAAAAGTTGGAGTTTTAATAGTAATTTAAAAGAGTTAATATGGTATTGTGAAGAAGCTGTATAGTAAATTAAATAATAACAGTAGAGGGACAGAGTATGAAAATTACTTATGTCCTTTTATTATTCTCTTGAAAGGGGGTGAGGGAAATGCGGATATAAATGTATTAAAGAGAGGCGTATTAAAGGAGGTGAACATTGCTTGAAATTTAGTGAAGTGACGTTACAGGATGTTAAAGCATATGCTAGGATTGATTTTGATTATGAGGACAGTATATTAGAGATTATCTTAGAAGCTATGAAAGAATATATAAAAAATTGTACAGAGCTTTCATATGAGCAAATAGATGAGAAAAAGGACTTAACCCTTGTGCTGTTGGCTTTATGCAATGAGGTATATGATAATAGACAAGTTACTACACAAAAATCAAATATTAATGTTGTGATTAAATCTATATTAAGCAAATACAACATTAATTTGATATAGGAGAAGTTTATGGAGGCTAATAAATTAAATAGAAAAATAGAGATTCAACAATATACAGAAGTTGAAAATGAGCTTTTTCAAATGATAAGAGAATGGAAAACTGTAAAAGAGCCTTGGGCATTGGTTAGATATCTTGGAAGTGAAGTAAAAAAGTTCGAAGAGATAGGTAAAGAAGAGCTTCATGTGGATTATGTAATAGTTATTAGATATAGACCAGGAATAACTACAGATATGAGGGTTAAGTACCTAGATAAGATACTTAATATTGATTCTATAATTAATATTGGGGAGCAAAATAAGGAGCTGTGTTTACTTTGTAAGTTCCAAGGGGAGGAGGATTTTAGAGCTTGATTAGTTATGAAAATATATTAAAAGCTATAAATAATCTTCTAAAAGTTAATCTTCCAGAAGTTAATAGAATATCTGATGAAATAATCAGTAGGTTTAAGAAACCTGCTTTTTTTACGCAGTTAAATAGCACATCAGAGAAAGATTTTAATGATTATTTAGAGAAATCAGTAACAATTAATATTATCTATTTTTCAGATGTGGATTCTAATGTAGATAATGTAAAAATGATTGATAAGTTAAACACTATATTTAAAAATAGCCTAGAGATTGGGGATAGGGTTTTAACTATATCAGAAAAAAGATATTCACTGATTGATAATATCGTTCAGTTTAAGTTTAATTTAGATTTCAGTGATACCTGTGAGTTCATTGAGGTTGAAGATGTATATATACCCGAAAGCATAATAAATAAGGGGTTAGGGTATAGCGAAGAAAATATAGAAACCCCCAAAGAATTAGAAAGCGAGGTTTAATAATATGGGATTACCAGAAGTAATAATAAATTTTAACAGTAAGGCAAGTAATGTTATTGAAAGAAGTGGGAGAGGAATAGTAGCTCTAGTAATACAGGATTCCACTAAACAAATTGAAAGTGCATCTTATAAGGGATTAGAAGAGGTTAATAAAGAAGACTATACAGCGGAGAATTATGATTATATATCAATGATTTTTAAGGGAGCTCCTAATAAAGTTATAGTAGAAAGGATTGGACAAGTTACTGATTATACTGAGGTATTGCAAAGATTAAAAAGTAAAAGATTCAACTATCTAACTATTCCTAAAATAGTAGAGGGACAAGCCGAGGCAATAGTTTCATGGATAAGAAATTGCAGAAAAAATGATAAGAAAACTTTTAAAGCAGTTTTACCTAATGTAGCAGCTGACTATGAAGGGGTTATAAACTTTTCAACTGACAAAGTGAAAGTTGGAAATAAGATATATTCTACCTCAGAATATTGTCCAAGAATTGCAGGAATATTAGCAGGCTTATCTTTAAGCAGAAGTGCTACTTATCTTGTATTAAGTGAAGTTGAGGCTATTGAAGAAAATGAAAATCCTAATGATGCTGTAGATGAAGGAAAGCTTATTTTAATAAGTGATGGAGAAAAAATTAAAATAGCAAGAGGAGTTAATAGCTTAGTAACTTTAACTGATGATAAGAGCGAAGACTTTAAAAAGATTAAAATAGTTGAGGCTATGGATTTAGTTAAAGATGATATTAGAGAAACTTTTGAGGATTCTTATGTAGGTCAAGTTATTAATGACTATGACAATAAAAGCTTATTTTTAGCTGCGATAAATTCATATTTTAAGGAATTAGAAGGAGATAATATCTTAGATTCTAATTCAGAAAACAAGGCTGATATAAATGTTTCAGCACAAAAGAAATACTTGATTGAAAAGCAAGTTGATGTAACTAATCTAAATGATCAACAAGTTAAAGAATACAATACTGGAAGCAAAGTGTTTGTAACATCTAGTGTCAAATTCGTTGATGCTATGGAAGACTTATACTTTGATATTAATATGTAAGAGGAGGAATTGAAATGGCAAAAATCAGAGGTGGAAATCAAATTAACGGTAGTTGGGGACAAGTATGGTGGGATGGAGAATTAATCCTAGAACTTGATAGTTTTGAGGCTAAGGTTACTGCAAAAAGAGAAGAAGTTAGCATAGGAATGGATGAAGATAGTAAACTTGTAGGTCTTAAAGGTGAAGGAACTATGAAGGTTAAAAAGGTCTATACTAGAGGAAAGAAAAAGCTTTTGGAAGCATGGAAAAAAGGAGAAGATCCTAGAAGTACTTTAGTAGGAAAGATTCAAGATCCTGATACTGTAGGAAAACAAAGCGAGAGAGTTTCTATTGGTAACGTATGGTTTAGTGAACTTACTCTTTTAACTTTTGAAAAATCTAAAAAAGGTGAAGAAGAGTATAAGTTTGGATTTACTCCAAGCGATGCAAGCTTCATGGATACTATACAAGTTATATAAGAATTTAATGTAGGTGTCCTAAAGGGCATCTACAAATATTACATTATTGGAGGTTTTAAAATGAGTACAAAAAACAATTCTATGGCAAGTAAAAAATTAAATATAAAGGATCTAATAGCAAATGCTGAAAGATTAAAGAAAAGGAAAGAAGAAACTAAGGAATTAAGAGTTAAATCATTAGATGGAAATATTGTAATAGGAAAACCTGATAGACAACTTATTTTAGAAGCTATGGATATGAAGGATGAAGATGGGGATTTATATCTAGTTTATGAATGTGTGTTAGAGCCAAATCTAAAGGATAAAGAACTTCAAGAAGCCTATGGAGTAAATGGATATGAAATAGTTGACGCAATATTTGAGGTTGGAGAAATAAGCTCTATTTCCAAAGAAATAACTAAATTTGCTGGCTACGGAGATAGTGTTGAAGAGATAAAAAACTAATAAAAGGTGATTTAGATTTATACTTTTTACACTATTATGTGCAGAAAGGTTACACTCTAGATTACCTTTTAAATTTATCTCTTTCTGAGAAACTTTTTTATGAAAGCAGCATGAGCCTAGCTTTTGATGAAAAGGTTGAAGAAATAAAAGCAAGAGCACAATTTATCCTTTAAGGAGGTGGTAATTTGGCAGGGATTAGTTATGAAATAGGAGCGATAGTTACCTTAAAAGATATGACAGCTTCAGTGTGGACAAAGCTTCAGAAGCAGCAAGATGATTTTAAGAAAAGTATTAAAGAAACAAAAAAAGATTTAGAAAGTGCATTTAGTAGCAGCATTTCCATTAAATTAGATACTTCTAGTTTTATGAGTTCTATAAATGAAGTTAAAAATCAGGTTAATAATATACAATCTACAAGTGTTGAAGTAAATGTGCACATAAACAAGAAGGAAATAGAGGCTCCTAAAGCAAAAAGTAAAACTAGAGAAGAGATTGATGAGAAGAAGAAGGAGTTAAAGGGAGCGTTAAGTGAGAAATTATCACTCAAAATCAGTAACTTAGAACTTCTTAATGATATAAAAAATAAAAAAAGCGAAATACAGAAGGATAAAGAAAATAAAAAAGAAATAAAAACTAAGGCTCAAAATAATAAGAAGGCTGCAAATAATGTGGCTAGAGCAACAAACGAGGCAGTTCTTAATTCATATGTAAAAGATTATAGAGATAAAATAGAAAATGGATTGTCTAAGGTTTCTATACCAGTAAAAAATATGGCATTAAAAGTAAGTACAAGTAAGGCTGTAACTGATGTATCAAGCTTTATAACATCAGCAAAAAACAAAAAAGCAGATCTTACTCTAGGTTTTAAAAATAAGGTCAGCAATATATCGAATAAAGTCTCAAGTAAAGTAGTTGATGCAAGAAGTGCTTTAAAGTTTAATAAAGTAAGCTACATGACATTAGCATTAAAAGATTTTGCAAGTGACAAAATCAAATCAATAATGAAAAAACCTAGAAGTATGGTAGTAAGTGCTGTAGCAAAAACGGCATCAGCATTATCAGGAGTAAAAGCATTGGCCTCTGCAGTAAAAAAACCTTTTATTACAGCTATAGCAGCTAAGGAGGTTGTTACTGATAAAGTTAAGGCTATTAAGTCTTCTCTTAGTGAACTTGGAAAAAAAGTTTTCAGTCCAGTAATACAAATTAAAGATAATATTTCTGGTGCTATTGGAAAAGTTGGCGCATTTGCTAAGGGTGCAATAGGAGCTGGGGTTCAAGGAGCTCAGGCACTAGCTAAAGTAGGTGTTGCTATGATTACAAGTGGCGCTGAATTAGAGCAGCAGCAGATATCTATGAAACAAGTTATGGGCGCAAATAACAAAGGAAAAAGTGACTCGGAATTATCCAGTATGTCAGCTAACTATATGAAAGATATAAGAGATAGCGGTGCTTCCAATGGATTTGAAAGTAAAGATGTTGTACAGGCAGGTACAAAAGCATTAGGAATTGCTGGAGGAGATACTGGTGAAGCAATGAATTTAGTTAAAATGGCTCAGGATATGGCAGCATTAAATCCAGGAAAAACTGCTGCTGAAGCTATGGAAGCTCTAGAAGAGGTGCGTAATGGAGGCACCTCAAAACTTAAGGACTTTAATATGGATGTATCAGAAGATGATGCTAAAAACTTAGGGCTTAAAGGCGTTATGGATCAAAAGCTTAAACCTCAATTTGGTGGAGGAGCAGCGAAAATGGGTCAAAGTGGAATAGGACTCGTTTCTACTATTAAAGAAAAAGTAAAAAATAAAGGACAAGATATGGGTTTAAGTATGCTTGAAAAAATGAAACCTGTACTTTCTGGAATTGTAAAAATATTAGACAGTCCAGGCTTTGCGAATTTCTCTAATAGAATAGGCGCTGGTATAACTTTTGTTTTTGGAAAAATAGGAGAATTTGCAACATTTATTCAAGGTAAGATGCCTCAGATACAAGAGTTTATAGGAGGTGCAATGAAGTTTATAGGTGATAAGTTTGGTTGGATAGGAGAAAAGATGCCATTCTTGCAACAGATACTTGAGACAGGATGGAATGCCATAGCTGCTGTATTTACAACAGTACAACCAATGATTGAGCCTCTTTTGTCTATCTTGATAGATGGAGTAAGACTGATTTTTGAAGGTTTCCAATTAGCTTTCCCTTACATTCAGGAAATTGTGACTAGTGTATGGGAAAATGTTCAGCCTATTTTTGAGGCTTTGAGCAGTGGATTGAGTTGGGTTGCTGATAAATTTGGGAAATTACTTGAGTGGATAGGTGGTGGTTCATCTAGTAGTGATAGTGAATCAAGTAGTGGAGGAACAAAGATAGATGTCAGTGTTGCAAAAAGTAGTAGTGGAGCAAGGAGAGGAATAAGAAATGTAGATGATAGCCTTGCAAAAGGAATTAACCGAGTTCCTTTTGATGGATTTATAGCAGAGCTCCATAAAGGAGAGGCGGTTATTCCAGCAAGTCAAAACCCTTATAATTCAAGCACTAGCTATTCAACAGGTGGAAGCGTAGTTTTCACAAAACTTGCAGATCAAATAGTTGTTAGAGAAGAAGCTGATATAGATAGAATAGCTGATAAACTTGTTAGACAACTTCAAAAAACAAGCTTTAATAAAGCTTAAAAGGAGGAGAGTATATGGAATTTTGGTTAATACAAGATAATGAAAAATTATGGTTACCTGTACCTCCACAAAGTTTTGAAGTTGGTATTGGTAACATGAATGAGACTATAAATGTTGAGAGCGTAGGAGAAGTTAATCTATTAGGAAAATCCAAGCTTAAAACTATTTCTTTAAGCAGCTATTTTCCTAAGAGAAGATATACTTATTGTCAGTATGAAAATATACCTAAACCTTATGATGCAATAGCCTTGATAGATAAATTCAGAAAAGCTGGTCAAGTAAGAGTTTTAATTACAGAAACTAATATCAACAATGTTTTCTATATAGAGGAATTTACTTATGGTAAAAATGATGAAACGGAGGATGTGACTTTTAATATATCTTTTAAGGAATATAAAAAGGTTACAGTTCCTAAAGTCAGTGTTACTATTACTCCACCAGCGCCCCCAAGAGAGGCGCCTAAACCCACCTCTATTACCTATACTGTAAAATCCGGAGATACTCTTTGGGGTATAGCTAAAAAATATTATGGAAATGGAGCTAGGTATCCAGAAATAGCTAGTAGAAATAATATTAAAAATCCCAATCTGATTTATCCAGGGCAGGTGTTTCAGTTATGATTGAGGTACATTGTTTATATAAGGACTCTAGTAGTTATTTTAAAAGTAATATAACTGAACTTGTACAGGATATTTCAATTAGTGGAAGCAAAGGAGAAGCTGCTAGAAAGGCAGAGATAACTCTTCTTCATAGTATTTTTGATAAGAATCATGACAATGTTCCACTAAATCCTGGGGCTAAGATATGGGTAATTTTAGATGGGAAAGAGATATTTAGAGGTATAGTATGGGAGCGAGAAATTAATTCAAGTAAGCAATTAACAGTAACAGCTTATGACTATTTAATATATCTTCTTAAGAGCTCAGTTACCTACAACTTTCAAAATATATTAGTTGAAGATGGTGTAAAAAAGATAATATCTGACTTAGGCATACCCTATAAAAATATAGAAGCTACAGGAGTAAGAGTTGATAGGCTTATTCAAGATGCAACAGCTTATGATGCAATTATGGAATTGTACACTCAAGCCTCAAAAGTGAATGGATATCAATATATGCCTATATGTGAAGGTACCGAGGTATCTGTAATGAAGAAGGGGACAGTTTTATCTGATTATTTACTTGTAACTAGAGACAGCTTTAAATCTGAGACAAATGAAGGTAATATCATAAATACTAGTTATAAAGACAGCATGGAGAATATGGTAAATGTAGTTAAGATATATGGAGATGAAGGCAGCTATATTGATAAGGTTGAGGATAGCAGTTTATTTGAATATTATGGAGTGATTCAAAAGGTTTATCAAAAAGAAGAAGATAAAAATCCTATAACTGTAGCTAAAAACATGCTTCATGGTATAGATAACGAACTTACTGTAGAGGCTTTAGGAAATTGGAGTTGCAGAACTGGTTATGCTGTAGCTACTGAGATATTTTATATAGATAATTTAAAGAAGGGGATTTTATATATTGATGGTGATTCACACACATGGGATGTAGGAACTAACAAATATACAATGACTCTTAATTTAAGTTATAAAAACGAAATGGATTCAAGAGAGGAATAGAATGATGAAAAATCCTTATAGTGAAATGATAGATTTAATGAGAGTGCAAGGAGCAAGTTATAACCCTCCTAGTATCAAAATAGGAACTATGCTTTCATCAAATGTCCTTAAAGTTGGAGAGCTTCAGGTTAATAAAAGAAATTTACTGATTAATGAGTATTGGGTAAGTAAGTTAAGCACTGGTGATAGTGTTGCAGTATTATCTACAGATGACAGACAAAAATTTATTATACTTTGTAAGGTGGTGTAATATGAGTATATTTCCAAGTAACACAATAAATATTGATGATGTGGTAGCAGATTCAATTAGTAATATAAATAAAGAACTGCCCATGTTTAGAGAGTATGCATATGATTTTATAGAAAATAAGTTTGTAACTATAGATGGGAAAAATATAGTTATGGAAGGCAATGAGGCTCTTAAAATATGGGTATATAAAAACCTAAAGACTCCACGTTTTAGGTATCAAGTTTATACGTGGAATTATGGACATGAACTTGAAGGTTTAATAGGAACAAGTCTTAGTAAAGCGGCTATCGAAAGTGAAGCAAAAAGATATATTGAAGAGTGCTTATTAATAAACCCTTATATCTTATCTATAGAAGATTTAAATATAAATATAGATGGGGATAGGGTGGAGGTTGGCTTTACAATAAACACTATTTATGGGGAGGTGGATATAGTTGTATCTTGAAGATAGTGAGATTATAAAAAGCAGAATGCTGGAGAAAGTATCTAATGATTTAAATAAATCAGAGGGTACTTTTCTTTATGACTCAATTTCACCTATAGCAGAAGAAATAGCACAAAGTAAACTTCAGTTAGATGAAGTTTTGAAAAGAGTATTTGCAACTACTGCTGCTGAAAATGGTTATTCAGAGGAACTTGAAAAAAGAGCAGCAGAGTATGCAATATATAGAAAAGAGGGAAATAAGGCAAGTGGAAAAGTTAAGTTTTATGGAAGTGAAGGTGCCTTAATACCTAAAGGAACAATAGTACAAACAGAAGGAACACTTCAATATAAAACATTAGAGGAAATAAGCATAATTAATAAGGAAGCTTCAGTAGCGGTAGAAGCCCTAAATATAGGAACAAAATATAATGTTCAAAGTAATCTTATTAAAGAACTTCCTATACAAATTTTAGGGATAACATCAGTAATAAATGAAGAGGGGATATCAGGAGGAACACAGGAAGAAAGTGATGAGGAGCTACTTAACAGATTGTTGCTTAGACAAAGAACTCCAGGGACTTCTGGTAATGCTAATCACTATAAATTATGGGCAACAGAAATAGCAGGAATAGGTGATGCAAAGGTATTTCCTTTATGGAATGGAGCAGGATCAGTAAAGGTAGTTGTTGTTGATTCAAATAAGCATAAACCTAATGAGGCCTTGCTTAATGAAGTAAAAAGCAATATTGAAATCAATAGGCCAATAGGAGCCGCTGTAACAGTTATAGGAGCTTCAGAAAAGCAAATAAATATAACTGCAAAAGTAGTTTTATCAAACAATTATACAATTTCTCAGATTCAGTCAAAGTTTTATTACCTGTTAGAAGATTATTTCAAAGAAATAGCATTTTCATCAAGTTATATAAGTTATGCAAAGATAGGTAATATTCTATTATCAACATCAGGGGTTATAGATTACTCAGAATTAAAGGTAAATAATTTAACGATTAATGTAGGGTTACAAGAAGAAGAAATTCCTATTGTTGGAGCCTTGGAACTGGGGGTGTAGTATGTATCCAGAAAATATTGATAGCTTTGTAGAAAAGTTAAACAAATTGGACAATAACACCTATGTAATTGAGGAAGAGGTCAAACCTATAAGCGGAGTATATGAAGGCGAGCTTAAGCATGATAACATAAGCAATTCAAGCTTAAGGGTTTATACGGGAAGCAAATTAACAGGAGAAAAAATAGAAAACTTTATCCTATCAACCCCAAGTAATACTCCTTGGAAAAAGTCTATAAAGGTATTTTCAAATAGTCAAAAGGTTTATATAACCTATGAAACTCAAGGAGATACAGTTGAGGCAGAGGATATAAATATCCTTCAAGAAAGTGTAGTAAATACCCAAACAGAAATTGATAGATACAAGACTTCAAATAATAATGAAGTCCTAAATTTAAAGAATAGAGCAACTTCCTTAGAAAATGGAAAAGCTGCTAAAACCTATGTTGATACAGAATTAGCCAAGAAAATGGATAAGACTTCTGCCTACACCAAAACTGAAACAGATCAAAGAATTCAAAATGTTGTAGGAGCAGCACCAGCAGCTTTAGATACCTTAAAGGAGCTAGCTGATGCCCTTGGAAATGATGCTAACTTTGCAGGAACAATGACCAGTGCTTTATCTAATAAAGTTGATAAAGTATCAGGAAAACAGCTTTCAACAGAGGACTATACAACTACTGAAAAAAGCAAATTAGCAGGAATAGCAGCAAGTGCAAATAACTATGTACACCCAAGCACTCATGCAGCAACAGTAATTGTAGAGGACTCAACTCATAGATTTGCTACAGACACAGAAAAAGCAAACTGGAATGATTCAAATAGTAAAAAGCACACTCATTCTAACAAATCTATAATAGATGCAATAACACAAACAATTATTGATATGTGGAACAGCGCCTATAGTCATATTTCAGATGTGGTAAAACACATAACTGATGACGAAAGAACTTTGTGGAATACTGTAGTTAACAAAGTAGATAAGGTTGAAGGAAAGCAACTTAGTACTGAGGATTATACAACTACTGAAAAAAGTAAATTATCAGGAATTGCAGCAAGTGCAAACAACTATGTACACCCAAGCACACATGCAGCAACAGTAATTGTAGAAGATTCAACTCATAGATTTGCTACAGACACAGAAAAAGCAAACTGGAATGATGCAAACAGTAAAAAACACACTCATTCAAACAAATCTATAATAGACGCAGTAACTCAAACACTTATTGATACATGGAACAGTGCCTACAGTCATATTTCAGATGTGGTAAAACACATAACTGATGACGAAAGAACTCTATGGAATACTATAGTTAACAAAGTGGACAAAGAAACAGGAAAAGTATTGTCTTCTAATGATTTTACCTCAGCATATAAAAGCAAGGTAGATGGAATAACCACAGGTGCAACTAAGGTAGAAAGTAGCTCTACTAATGGAAATATAAAAATAAATGGCACTGAAAAAACTGTATATACTCATCCTGCAAATCATGATGATAGATATTATACAGAGAGTGAAGCTGACACTAGATTTGCTATAAAAGCAGATTTAGATGCAGTGTATATTAGAAAAGGTGTAGTAACCTGGAATGATTTAAAGGGGGTGTAGTTTTTGTATGGTGATAATGTTTATGGATTATTTAATTATGGAAAAGAAACTACCCTAACAGAAGATGAGATTAACTCCAATAAACCTAAACTCTTAGAATATTTGCCACACTTTTTAAGGGGCGTTTTGGAGTTTAAAGAATGGGACAACGTTTCAGGTTATGAAATATCTAAACTTAATTTAGATATAAAGGACATAATAGCTCAATGTTTTATAGACACTGCAACCTGGGGACTTAACCTATGGGAAGAGCAAATAGGTGTATCAACTGATATAAATAAATCTTATGAAGAAAGAAGAGAAATAATAAAAGCCAGACTTAGAGGAAGTGGAACTGTAACTAAAAAGATGATAAAAGAAACAGCAGAAGCTTTTAGTGGAGGACAGGTTGATATAATCGAGCACACTGAAAGCTATTCTTTTACAGTTAGATTTGTTGGTGTAAAAGGTATTCCTAAAAATATGGCAGCCTTTATAGAAATGATAAATACTATTAAGCCTGCACATTTAGATTATGACATAAAGTACACTTATACAGTTTGGAATGATATAAAGTCAAAAGCTTGGAGCAATTTAAGTAATAAAACTTGGAACGAATTAAAAGTTTATGAATAGGAGGAAGAATATTTGAAAACTACAACTAATTATGGATTTAAGCAACCAGAAGGAACAGACATAGTAAATATAGATGATATTTCAGATAACTTTGGAAGCGTAGATACAGAAATTAAAAAAGCCAATGATAAAGTAGTAGCTCATGAAGGAAAAGGAGGAACTGTTCATGCTGATGTAACAACAACAACCTCTGGATTTATGAGTGCAGCTGACAAAGTAAAGTTAAATGGAGTTGCAACTAATGCCAATAATTACTCCCACCCTACTGGAGATGGAAATTTACATGTACCTACTACAGGAACAAGTAATAATGGTAAAGTACTAAAAGCAGGCTCCACTGCAGGTAGTTTAGCATGGGGTACGTTAACATCTACAGACGTGGGGGCTTTAGCAACATCACATGAAGGACAAGGTGGAAGCGTTCATGCAGAGGCTACTACATCAGCTGCAGGATTTATGAGTGCGGCTGATAAGACTAAACTTAATGGAATAGCTACTGGGGCACAAACTAATCAAAATGCAGTACAAAGTATACAAGTAGTAACTCCAACCGGTACAGTAGTAGGAACTGCAACAGCAGCAAACACTACAGATACTATTCAATTAAAAGAAGGAAATAATATAGATATAGCTGTGAGTGGTAAAACATTAACACTAAACAATACTTATAGTTATACTCATCCAACCAGTGATGGAAATTTACATGTACCAACAACTGGAACAAGTAATAATGGTAAAGTGCTAAAAGCTGGAGCAACGGCAGGAAGTTTAGAATGGGGAACTTTAACTTATACAGATGTAGGCGCATTAGCAACATCTCATGAAGGGCAAGGTGGAAGCGTACACGCAGATGTAACTACAACAACTTCAGGATTTATGAGTGCAGCAGATAAAACAAAACTAAATGGAATAGCTTCAGGAGCACAAACAAATCAAAATGCAGTACAAAGTATACAGGCAGTAACTTCATCGGGAACTGCTATAGGAACAGCAACAGCTTCAAACGCCACTGATACAATACAGTTAAAGGAAGGAAATAATATAAGTATAACAGCCAGTGGAAAGGCATTAACTTTAAATAACACTTATAGTTATACTCATCCTACAGGTGATGGAAATGTACATGTACCGGCAACAGGGACAACAAATAATGGTAAGGTGCTAAAAGCAGGGGCAACAGCAAATAGCTCGTCATGGGGACAAGTTGCTTGGAGTGAGGTAACAGGAATCCCTTCAAGTTTTCCAGGTAGTGTAACTGGAAATGCGGCTACGGCAACTAGGTTAGCTAATGCAAGGACTGTTTCGTTAAGTGGTGATGCTACAGGTGCAGTCTCTTTTGATGGTTCAGCTAATGCTAACATAATAGTTACTGTAGCTGATGATAGTCATAATCATATTATTGCAAATGTTGATGGATTACAATCAGCATTGGATGGCAAATCATCAACATCACATACTCATAGCTATTTACCATTGAGTGGGGGAAGCGTAAGTGGACAAATTACATCAGCTGGTCTGAATGCGCCTTGGATGGAGTTAAGGTCAAATGGAGGAACTCCATTTATTGATTTTAGCAATGATAACTCTATAGACTATGATGCAAGAATTATATTAAATGGGAATGATGCTCTAGATATCTCAGGAGCGAATTTAAATGTCCATGGAGATGTATATGCTGATGGAGCGGTTCAAAGTGGAGGAAATACTCAACCTGCTAATGACAATGTTCAATGGCTAGGACATTGGGGGCGTGCTTGGTCAACTATTATAACTTTTGGAGTACAGCAGGTATCTGATAGGGATAAAAAGTATCAGGTAAATAAAATAGAGACGAATTATGCGTACGATGTTGTTAAAGATATGGATATCTATTTATACAAGTATATTCCTCCTATAGAAACTGATGATATGACTGAGGAGCAAAAGGAGAAAGTTGAAAGTGCTCAAGAATTAAATAAAAAGGAATATATTATGGGAGTTATGGCCGATGAAGCGCCAATAGAAATTATTAATCATGATAATGGGAAAAGTATAAATCTTTACTCATATACTACAATGGTTTTGGGAGCACTTCAGGAAACTATGAAAAGGATTGAAATATTAGAAGAGGAAGTTAAAAGATTAGGAGGTAATATATAATATGGCACTACAATTAAATAATTATACTAATGGAGCAGGGGTAAAAACTCAATATTGGAAGATAACTGATTATAGTCTAAGAACCATTTATAAAAGTGTTGATATAACATTTGGAGGATGGGTGACAAAAGAATTAAGTGATAGTGGAAACTATTCACCAGTAGAAATTAAAAAAGTTAGATGTTTGGCAGATAAGTTTGACGAATACTTCTCTTCACAAAATTTAGATGAAAATGGATCAAATCCACTATTACAGATGTATAAATTTGCAAAAGATAATAGTGAGTTTTTTAAAGATTCGATTGATGTGTAATTCATTATTAGTTATATATCAACAAGAACTAAATAAATAACAGCAAAGAGCATAAGTAAGCTCTTTTTTTTTATTGCTAAGTAAGGAAGGTTAAGTTTATTTTTATAGAAACTTACCTTCCTTATTATTAATACAACTAAATTTTTATATAAGGAGTGAAGTGATGGAAAGTGAAATAGTTAAATATATAATAACCCAAGGAATATTCTGTGTTCTATTTGTATGGTTATTAATGGACACAAGAAAAGATTCAAAGGAAAGAGAGAGCAAGTATCAACAAACAATAGATAAGCTTGCTAGTTCACTAGGAACTATTGAAGAAATAAAAGAAGATATAGATGATATTAAAGAAATAATTTTAAAATAATTTGAAAAGGAGGTTTACAAATGAAAGAAATAAAAGGTTTATTACAAGTGAAGAAGATAATAGCCTTATTATTAACAATGGTGTTTTGTATATTGAGTATTAAGCAGAAAGTTAGTTCACAAGAATTTCTCACAGTGTTTAGCCTGGTTATTGCATTTTATTTTGGACAATCTACGGCGAGACAATCATCTAAGAATGGATAGCTTTTATGTCAGAAATTAAGAGGGAGGAATGTAAATGTTAAAAGGAATAGATATATCAAATCATCAGCAAAGTGTAGATTTTAATGTCTTAAAAAATTCAGTTCAAGTAGTAATAATGAAGGCTACTGAGGGAATCACATACTTAGATCCAAAGCTAGAATCTCATTATCAAGGAGCTAAGTCAGCAGGTTTTCCAGTAGGCTTTTATCACTTTATGAGTGAAAAAACTTCACCTTCAGAGCAAGCTATATTTTTTTATAATGCTATTAAAGATAAGCAATTTGAAATAAATCCAGTACTAGACATAGAAACTAATTCACAAAATAGAACTGCATATCAAATAACTGATAGGTGTTTAGAATTTTTAGCTAAGTTTAAAGAATTATCAGGATTAGATTGTATTATTTATACTGGAGGATATTTTGGTAGAGATAATTTAGATGGTAGAATCAAAGCATATAAAGCTTGGATAGCTCATTATGGAGTTAATTCTCCAATGGAAACAGGATTTTATAATGTAGTGGGGCATCAGTATACTTCTAGTGGAAGCGTATATGGAATCAATGGCAATGTGGACCTTAATAATTTTACAGAGGGCATATTTATAAATAGGAATATAGAAATACCAAAGGAAGATACGAAAACTCAACAAGTAGAAAACAAATATGGCGTAGTAACTGCATCAGTACTTAATGTTAGAAATGGAGCAGGTATTGATTATACTGTTATAGGGCAATTAAAAAATGGCTCCAGAATTAGGTTAGGGCCTAAGGTTGGAAGTTGGTATAATATATATTTTGGAAATCATGGCGGATGGGTATCCGCAGAGTATGTAACCCTAGAAGGTTCTCAAATAGTTGAGGCTATTCCTCAAAAAAGTGGAACTTACGGAGAGGTAACAGCATCAGTACTTAATGTTAGGGGTGGAGCTGGTACAAATTATAAAATAATAGGACAACTTCAAAATGGAGAAATAGTAAGGCTTGATGTCAGGTTAGGTAATTGGTGGAGCATTTACTATGGGGATCATGGTGGTTTTGTTAGTGGGGATTATATAAAACCATTATAAACATAAAGCTCCTGCATCTAAGGATACAGGAGCAAGTTTCATTGGAAAGGAGGTGACAAGAATTATTGCCTAGTTAATTCTCTCACAGTTTAGGATATTCATATAAGGGGAATTTTGTTACAAGTTCGCAATTAAATTTAAAATAAAATCTTTTTTGTAGAAGAATGAATAATAAAAGGGCAGAAAAGTAGACTACCCTATGGTTGAATGGTTGAATGGTTGAATGGTTGAATGGTTGAATGGTTGAATGGTTGAATGGTTGAATGGTTGAATGGTTGAATGGTTGAATGGTTGAATGGTTGAATGGGTGCACTAATATTCGGTAGGCGTGCCTTTCAGCGCCAGTCTAATCCTTTATGTTAGTAAAAGGAATCTAATGGAGTTTGAGAAGAAACTCCTACAGGGCAGAAGTTAAAAGGAATTTAATGAGGCCTGAAAAGAAGCCTCTACAGGTTAGAAGTTAAAAGGAATTTAATGAGGCTTGAAAAGAAGCCTCTACAGGTTAGAAGTGCACTACTAACCGGTAGAAGCGGTTCTCAGCTTCAGTCTAATCCTTTTATATTGAATAGAAAGGAATCTAATGGAGCTTGAGAAGAAGCTCCTACAGAATATAGGTGCGTAATGTCTACACTTATTTTAGTAGGAGAATTATTAAAAGTAGCTAATTAAGTTATTAAAGGAAAGCGTAATTCTTCTTAAGAAACTTTTAAATATCCTGTATCTTTATTTAAACTAATAAACCCATCATATTCCTTACTCCACGTACTCCAACTCATCTTAAATGAACCACCATTTTCTTTACAGTAGTTATAGAAATTAAGTAAGAATTTATATCTCTCAGGGGTATAGAATTCTCTAATAGTAACTTCGTCGAAGTTTGCAAGTTTTAGCTGACGATCTATAATATCTGTAGCAGAAACTTGATTATAATTAATAAGCATATCATACATAATCATAAAGGTTGTTGTTCTCCCTACACCAGCTTTACAGTGGAAATGAACCCATGAATCTTTAGGAAGATTTTTAAATACCTCTATAAAATAATCGACCATATCATCAGTAGGTAACCCTAAATCTGTTACAGGAACTCTTATGTAGGACAAGTTTTTTGAAGTAACTAAAGCATCTTCATTAAAAACTTCAGTTGGAATCTTAATATTATTAGGGGCTCTATAAACTGTAACAGGAGAATTTAATGGTATGGAACTTAATTGATTTGCTTCTTTTTCTATTACCTCATCTCTAGTTAATCCTTTATTAACATCATTGTTTAGGTTTTTCCAGCTAACAGGAAGCCCATTTATAAAACCATGAGATTCTTGACGTAGATCTACAATAGTAATTGGTTTTGATGTACCTATTTCCTCTAATAAAATAGGTAGATTTTTTTCGGAAAATTGCTGACTTCCTGAAATATTTAATTTATCTAATCCCTTCAAAGAGAATTTTTCATTTTTAGTTAAATAAATAGGCGTAGAAGTTTTACGGAAATTTCGTGGAGTAGATTCATTTAAAGAATCTAGTGCTAGCTGAACTTCATCAGATGCAGCAACAGCAGCTGTATCTAAAGACAGAGTAGTAGAAGATAGTGAAATAAAAACCAAGATAAATGCAAAAAAGACAGCCGTACTTTTTTTCAATTATATCACCTCTCAAATAGTTCTATAGGATAGTATTCCCCAAAAACAAAAGTTTAATATTATCCACGTTTTATATGCTCTAAATTGAAAATTAATATTAGTGCTACTATAACCAAAATAAAATAAATAATCATGTCTCTAACCAAATCAAGTCGAATTAATTCTTTTCTAAATTTCAT